GTCTTACACAAAATTCGATTCAACAAATTTGACCCACAACACAAAGAACTACGAAAAATGCAATCACATAACAACCTACGATACTTGTTTCAAGTACCGAAGACGCAAATCCCTTTCCCTCATAATAGAGACGAGGAAAGAGAAGAGTCAATCAAGGAAAGACTTGAATGGTTGGAGAGACAAATGAGAAAATTCTACCGCGATGAAGAAGTTGACAAGGTATTAGAAAACCGACGTTCAGCTCAATCAGATGAAGCAGTCATTGAAGATTTCAAGAGAACTGAGCATCCATATCATCCTGTACCGAGAGATATAAACTATCTAACGGCTCTAGAGACAGTTAAAGAACACTTTGATCCTGGAAGAAAGGTACACCCTGTATCTTACCCAGATTTACGTTACTACCCCTGGCCCTTAAGCGTATCAGCTGAAGCACCATGGACAGGACAAAATTTCAAATTCGTTCCAAGTTTCAGAGATTTAGACAGCGAGACTGGAGTGCCCAAAGTTTTTGAGAATGACATCAAACGAATGCCGTCAATCGACGGATCGATACAGGTTAACCACTACCTGAAGATGAAACAGAAGCACGGACTAATCCGCGATGCTCACTCATCTTTTCACAATTTGTACAATGAGATTTTTCAATACAACCGAGGACGAGTACATCAAATCAAAGAAGGCGAAGCGCCTTTCTGGGATGACGATGGCAACCCCGTTCCTTACCTTTGGAACACTTTGCACATGCGTGCACATGTTGTTGGAAAGGATGAGGACGATAAGATTCGCGCAGTATTTGGAGCAACAAAACTATTGTTGATGGTTGAACTAATGTTCATCTGGCCACTACAGGCTACATATCTAAATACAAAAAGAGGGCGAATGCTTTGGGGACGAGAAATGTCCAAAGGAGGATGGAAGAAGCTATTCGACGAAATGCACAATAAAGGACCACCAAATTCAGTTTTGGGGCTTGATTGGAAACAGTTTGACAAACGACTGTTGCATGAGGTAATAGCTGATGTTCACGATATCTGGAGATCATACTTTGACTTTGAGATGTACGAACCAACTTCTATATATCCGAAAGCTACCCCACGCAAAACGGAAAGAATCGAACGATTATGGCACTGGATGTGTCATTCAATTCGACGAACACCGATACTTCTGCCAAATGGCGAAGTTTGGGAATGGCTACACAACGGTTTTGGATCAGGATTTCAACAGACGCAATTGATGGATTCTTTTGGCAATGCAATCATGGTATACACTTGTTTGCTAGCTCTAGGAGTTAACATCAGATCGAAGAATTTCTGGGCGTTATTTCAAGGTGACGACTCAATAATTAGATTTTTCGAACGTATGTTCTTGATCTACGGAAACAACTTTCTGGATATGCTGGCCGATGCCGCAGATTTCTACTTTAACGCAGTGGTTAATGTTAAGAAATCATCTTTCCAAGACAAAGTTACCGGTATGACCGTTCTGAGCTACAGCAACAAATTCGGAACGTGTTGGCGAGAGGAGCAAGACCTACTAAGGCACTTGTATTTTCCAGAACGACCCCAAGACTATGGCAGACTAGCAGCATCAGCTGTTGGGCTCGCGATGGCAGGAATGGGTATGCATGATCGATTTTATCGACTATGCGAGAAAATATTCACTCACATCACTCGCAAATGGCACTTAGAACCAAAATGGTCCACTCTTAAGTGGATGGTACGTGCAGGAATGTTCGAGACAATCGAACAGCTCAAAAGATCTGAATTCCCCGACAGGATTGAACTTATGTCAAAAGCGTTTGTTCATGAACCAAGGAGCGAATCAGCAAAAACCAAAAACTTCATTCGATTCTGTCCTCGAGCAATCGGTCGTTCAATTTTCGAAGCATGCTTCGAAAAGATTAACGACGAGAAACATCGAGTTGAGTGACACGGATTTGTCAAAATTGGATGAAGCAGTGAACAC